GCTGACTTTGTAAACATTAAAGCTCTTATCAATGGTGACATTGATGCTTTTTATGGCTTTAAGTTTGTATGGATTGATAATCGTGATGAAGAAGGCGGTATGCCGCTTGCTACTAATACACGTGAAAACTACGCTTTCCATAAAAGTGCTATTGGTTTAGCTATCGGTAACGAAGTTAATACTGATGTTGATTGGATCCCTACTAAGGATTCTTGGTTGACTAAAGGTAAAATGCGTGCCGGTGCGATTGCTCGTAACACAAACGGCTTGGTTCTTGTAAATACTTACGAAGCGTAGTAATACGCTTCTGAGTGTTTGAAGTAAATTTAAACAAAATAAAAAAGGAAAATTGTTATGGCTTTTAATCGTGATAATTTCGCAAAGATGAGTGCTCATGAAAATAGTAATGTTCCACGCATGTTTGGTTATGCTACTGTTGATCTGGCTGCTGATGTTGATACAGCTGGTTACTTCAATGATGTATCAGACCAAGTTGGTGTAGGTGACCTTATCTATGCTCATATTGATACTGATGGTACACCTGCTTACATGTTGTACCCTGTTGTATCTAACTCTGGTGGTGTTGTTGACGTATCTGATGGTACTGCAATTACTGCAACTGACACTGACTAACGAAAATGGGGGAGGTTTTCCTCCCTTATTTTTTTAAAAAAGGTTTATACAAATGGCTTCAAAAGTTGAAATGTGTAATACGGGTCTGATACTTGTTGGTGCAGATCCTATTAATGCTATTACTGACAGTACAAGAGAAGGTAAGGTTTGTGCTGCTGTGTATGACCGTACAAGAAATACATTGCTTGCTGAGCACCCGTGGCGGTTTGCACATAATCAAGTTGCTCTTGCGAGGCTTGTTGATACACCTGAATTTGATAGTGAATATAAATATGCATTCCAGCTGCCACCTGGTTTTGGTCGTGTCACTAAAATAGAAAACGGCATACCTTTTGATATTCTTGGTGATAAGCTTCTTTGTAATGCGACTTCTGTTTCTATAGAATATTCTTTTGTGCCTGATGAGACTAAATTCCCTGAATGGTTTGCTAGGTTTTTGGAGTTGAGACTTGCTAGGTTGTTTACCATTGGCTTGACTGATGATGAGGCTAAAGAAAGTAAGATTGAAAAACAGGAGAGGGAAGCTGGTGTTCAGGCTAGAAATATAAATAGCCAGAGTGTTATTAATAAGTCTGTTGATAGTGCTACATTGGTTGATGTGAGGATGTAGATGGCTAAGATACGATCAGCACAGACGTCTTTCGTAGCGGGGCAGCTTGACCCTGCTTTAATTGTTCGTACTGACCTTGATACCTTTTTTAAAGGTGGTTCTGCTCTTACAAATATTAATGTTATAACGCAGGGTGGTATAGAGCGTAGGTGGGGTTTGAAGTATATTGTTGGAACACCTGGTAATAACCCTGTTAAAAAGGCTCCGTTTGAGTTTAATAACGAACAAAAGTATTTATTTGTATTTAGTGCTGGTCAGCTTGATGCTTACGCAGATGATGTTCTTGTTGATACTTTAACAACTGCACCTATATCTTCTATTACTGAGGCAATGTTGCCTGATTTGAAGTGGACACAATCTGCTGACACCATGTATTTATTTCACCCAGATTTGCAAACGATAAAAATAACAAGGACAGGTGCTGCAACGTTTACAGCAACTGCAGTTGCTTTTTCTGGTATTCCAACATACGACTATGGATCTGGTGCTGAGCCTGTAATTTCAGCATCTAGAGGTTGGCCTGTTTCCGGTAGTTTTCATCAGGCACGCCTTGTTTTGTGTGGTCTGAAAGGCAGACCGCAAACTACGCTTATGAGCCAGGTTGGTGATTTTGAGAATTTGGCAGAAGGAACAGGTTTGGATGATGAGGGTATAAATATCACCATTAATAGTGGCCAGGCTAACCCTATAAGAAGTTGTTATTCAGGTAGGCATTTCCAGATATTTACTGAGGGTGGTGAGTTTTATATACCTAGTGGATTGGATTCAGCTCCTATTACGCCTACTAATATTACGATTATTAGGCAGACAGGTCACGGTGTTACAAACTTGCAACCTATTTCTGTTGATGGTGCCACACTGTTTTATGACGGTAAGGATCTTAGAGAGTTTGTGTTTAAAGATATAGAGCTTTCGTATGTTGCTGAGAGCCTTTCTATTATGTCTACAAGTATTATAAATAGCTGCGTGTCTATGGCTCTTAGACGTACTGTTGAGAGTAGTAACGCTAATTATGTATATATGGTTAATGCTGACGGAACAGTTGGTGTTTTGAATACGTTGCGTGGTCAGGGTATTACAGCGTGGACTAAATATACAACCCTGGGTGAATTTGAAGATGTTGCTGTTGTTGGTGGAGATGTCTACTTTACTGTTAAGCGTAGTGTTAATGGTGCGGATGTTCGGTATATTGAAAGGTTGGATGAGGCTTATAAAACAGATGCTGCTATTCAACAAACAAGCGGTAGTGCTACAGATAGCTGGAGCGGTCTTTCTCATCTTGAGGGAGAAGAGGTAAAAGCTGTTGGTGATAATTTTATGATGGATAATGTTACTGTTGCATCAGGTGCTGTAACAACATCAAAATCTGTTTCTGATACAGAGTTTGGAATGGACTTTGCGTTCTTTGTTAAAACAATGCCTTTTGATGCTGTTGTAGAAGGTGGTACACTTACAGCAGAGTATAAGAGGAAAGTGTCTGTTAGGCTTAATTTAGAGAATACACGTAATATTCTTGTAGATGGTTTTAGGCCTGCATCTACACCTATAGCTGATGTTTTTTCTGGTGTTCCTTCTTATATTAATGGGTGGCGTAGAGTTAATTTGTCTGGGATAGATCGTGATGCTCAGGTTGAAATTACACAGGACCAGCCGCTAGAGTTTAAAATGTTTGGAATGGTATTGGAGGTTAAGTTTTAATGGGTACATCTGTTGCTGCCGCTTCTTTATTTTCTGCTGGATCTGCAAGTGCTGGAGCGTCTTCTGGTGCTCTTGGTTTTTTGGGTACTATTATTGGTCTTACAGGTGTTGGGTCTACTCTTATGGCTGGGAGAGAGGCTGAATACGCCAATACACTTGAGGCTAGACAACAGGAGCAGGAAGCCCAAAGAGAGAAGCTTGCTGGCGCTCAGCGTGAGACTGCGAGGCTTAGGGCTTTAAGATCTGCTCTTGCTTCACAATCTGCTATTTTTGGATCGCGTGGTATAAGTATTTCTTCTGGTACACCTACTGTTTTAGCTAAAGAAAGCAAGGCTGCTGCTGAACGTGAGCAATTAACAGACGATTTAAATACAAGCTTCAGGGTTGGCCAGTCCTTATCTGGTGCGGCTCAAAGTAAGCAGGCTGGTGCAGCTGCACGTAAGCAGGCTATTGCTAAGGCTGGTCAGTCATTATTAGGATTTGCTAAAGGGTCTGTTGGCCGAGGGGGTGCTTAATGGGTTCTATACCTAGTTTTAAAGAGAATTTGGCTGTAGATGTTAGGGGTAAGGGTATTGTAAGGTCTGTTGGTGCAAGGGCAGAGGCCCAGCTTTTTGAGACTGGCGCTAATATATTTGACAGTGCTGCAAAATATATAAACAAAGCAGCTGATGAGCGTGCTAAGCAGGAAGGCGCTGAGGCTGGATCTGCTGCTGGTAGAGATGAGAATTTTGATGTAACGGCGCTAAGGAATGACAATACAATATATGGTAGATCTTACCGCGCATCTGCTTTGGAGTCTTATAGTGTTGGTGTTAGTTCTGATCTGTCTAAGAATCTTGCTGATATTGAAGCTAGGAATATAGATAACCCTGATGGGTATTTGACAGAGGCGAATGCTCTTCATGATGGTGTTATTGAAGGTGTGCCTTCTGAGCTTGCTCAGCCGCTTTCTGAGATGACCCGTGCTACAATTGATTCAAAATATAGCCAGCTACGTGTTGAAAGGGCTAAGGCGGATACTAAAATTGCAAAAGATCAGTTTAATCTCCATATAGGAGAGTTGAAAGAGACTATATCATCTAAGCTTGCAAGCGGTGATAACGATGGTTTTATTATTGCTTCTGCTCAACTTAAGTCTTTTGTTGATAATACTACTTTTATACCTGATGAAGTTAAGCCTGCATACTTGCAGAATGTTCAGAATGAGGTTCAGGATAATGCAGTGATTGTTATTGCTGCAAACTCAGGAGATCCGACTGCTGTTCTTGAACTTTCTGGTAATTTGAATGCTGCGAATGTTCAGAGTGCGTTTGCTTTAAAAGCTACGATGGAAAACTCACGCATTGCTGGTGAGTCTCGCCGTAAAAAAGCTCTTGAGCAAGAGGCTAGTAATATACAGAACGAACTTTATATTTCTGCTGTAGATGGTGATCTTGACCCTAACCTTCTTAATAAAACACGTAAAGAGCTTATTAATAAATACGGTATGAGTATTGGAGAAGTTGAGTCTTTCACAGATTCTATTAATGATGTTATCTCTGGAAAGGAGATTGTATCAAACGTTGGTGTTGTTGAGGAGCTTGAAGATAAGATCAGAAACGTTGATACTGATTTAGAGGCTTTTTATGACAGAAAGAAACATACACTTTCTCCTGATGACCGTGATGCTTATTCTGATAGGATCTCTGTTTTAAGAAGTAAGGTTATGCAGGACCCGCGCGTAAAATCTTCATTGGACAGATATGTAAATAGTGTTTTCACTGATATTCCTGAGAAGGATTATTCTGACTCTGACCGTGAAACGATTGTTAAATCTAACAGAGAAAATGCTTTGAAGAGATCTTCAGCTGCTAATATGATTAGAAGTAAGCTTGAGGATGGTGTAATATCAATTGAAGAAGTTCCTGTGGAGCTTAACAATTGGATAAACCAGCTTGGCGGTGATAAGAATGTTGTGAGGAGTAAAGTTGAACAGCTCCCTATAAGTATTCAGACGCGCGTTAGAACGCTTGTAAATGCAGGTGTTTCTATACAGAGGTTTGAGGTTAATGAAAAAGGTATCCGTGTTCGTGGTGCTGAGTTTAAGGTAGATAGTATTGATCATGATAATTATGAAATGGTGTTGAGAGAGATGCGTAAAAAGAATAGCCAAACAACTCTTGGCCGCACTCTTCCGTTTGATAAGGATGTTATCAATTCTATTGAGGATATTTTTAGTGGAGGTGTGAATAGATAATGGCACGTGTTGTTGATGCTGATGTGTTACCGGTTGAAGGGCCTGTTGAGGCTCCTGTATCCCCTGTAGATGTACCTGTTGAAGAAGAGGGTGTTTCTGACTTTAGTGAGCTTCAGAGTGTTTCTGGTACTGCTTTTGAGCCTGCACCAAGTGATGAAGAGGATAGTTTTGCCAGGGCTCATATTTCTAACGAGCGTAAGTATAACAGCCACCCTGATTATGAGGAGCCGTTACCAACGCCTGAAGCTGAGAGTGATGCAAGATCTCTTTGGCTTGACATACCACTGCAAACTCTTGGTACGCCGCCACGTGTTTATAATAAGCTTGTGTCAACTGTTTCTGATATAGTTGGCTTTGGTGCTGCAAAGATCTCTGAAAAGATTGCTGAAGAGAGGCTTGAAGCTGGAACGTTAAAAGATGGCCCTAAGCCTGGGGACGTTGTAACACAAGAGCAGATTGATTCTATTGTTGATGGTGCTGGTAAAGAGGCTCTTAACGATGTGCGTACATTCTTTAGGGATTATTTTGAAACAGGGTTTACTGTTCCTGAAGCTGAAAGCACTGTAGCTAGGGGGTATGCTGAGGTTGTTGATTTTATTGTTGAGGCTGCAAGCGGCACAAAAGTTTTAAAAGCCCTTGGTCTTGGTGCTAAAGCTTCCCTTGGTGGTGGTGTTGCAGCAGCTGGTTTTGTTGATGAGCCTGATAATGATACGCTTCTTCAATCTTTAACTGCGAAGTTTCCAAATGAGCTTGAAGCTGTAAAGTTAGTTTTAGATGCTGAAGATCCTGATGACGTTATGATAAAGAGAGGGGTTAAATCTCTTGAAGAGCTTGCTTTGATTATGACTGCTGACAAGGTTGTGCAGGGTATGATTAAAGTTGCTCCTGAAGGGGTTAAACAATTTGCTGACAAGTTGCCAGAAATGGCAGGCCTTGCTCTTGCTACAACTGTAAAAGCTGCTAAAGGTTTGAGTGGTAAAGAGGTTGGTGAAGCTTCACGTATTGCTGTTCGTGAGGCTGGTGAAAAGCATGTTCAAATAAGGCTGAATATAGATAACCTTGATGTTGATAAACCTATTGAAGCCCAGCTTAGCGATATTGTTCGCATTGATGTTGATGGGAGACAAGGTATGCCAGATGAGGCTACTTTGTTAGGTTTGGTTGATGATATGAGTAAGCAGATAACAGAGGCTATGAGAGGGCTTCCTAAGCGCATTGCTTCTGAAAAAGGGATTTCTGTTAAAGAGGCTAAAGCTCTTTTGCCTAAAGAGCTTGTTTCTATAGGTGATGAGGCTGCAAAGGTGCAAGCTGCTAATATTTTGGTTGAATCTCAGATACAAAAATCTTTCAGTAGTATGAAGGCTTATACAAGTGTTAGAGGGAGTAGTGATGAGGCTTTGGTGCAAGACCTTGCCAAGAAAGCTACAAACGACTTTAACGACCTTGTTAATGTTGCTTTGCCTTATTGGCAAACACAGGCAAGTGCTGCTGGTAAAGCTCTTCAAAAGACAACTGAACTTTCACCTGCTGCTAGAACGATACTGAGTGAGCGAGACAAGTTGTTGTTTGATGCAGGAAGAAAAGAGCTTTCTGCCTTGAAAGGTGATGAGGCTGGTTACAGGTTGATGGTTGAGAAAATGAACGAGTCAATTGACTTGGTTACAACGTTTTCTGCAGATCCTAATGTTTTGATGAAGCATTTGACTAAGGCGCTTCAGAAGGTTGGAGATAAAAAAACGACACCTGTAAAACTTTACCAGGCATTTGAGAGTAGCTACATTAACGGTATTCTTTCTTCCCCTATTACGCAGGGTGTTAACCTCATGAGTGCTGAGCTTATGTATGCTACAAGGCTTTTTGATAAAACGTTGCAAGCTACTCCTGGTATAAGAAAAGCTGGTGACCCAACTTATACAAGCGTTGCCATTGAATTTGGAGAGGTATTAAGAAGTCATGTTGATGCCGCTTTTCTTGGTTCTAATGCTATTGTTGCTGCAGGTAAAGTCGCGGCTCAACGACCTCAGATAGGTGGTATAAAAAGTGCGTTTAATACTGAGTTTAAGAAGGGTCAAACTGTTCTTGAAGATGTTGGCGTTTTACGTAAGGGTACCGGAACTGAAACTCCTGGTTTAACAAAGACAGAATCACGTGGGATTATGGAGCTTGATAAGCTTGATAATGTTAGTAGAAGTGCTTTTTCAGCGAAGGCTTTTGATGCTGAAGGTACTGTTGGATCTGCAATAGACTTTTTAGGATTTACTGCAGGTAGTGGTTTTGCCAGGGAAACAATGCGCGCTACGGATAATATGGCTAAAGCAATTTCTGTTCGTAAAGAGATGCGTGGACATACATATAACGCTATATACGTTGATGATGTTCTTGGTTTGGATGCTATGGTTAAGTCTGGGAAGAATATTGATTTCAATGCTGCTCAGAAGCGTATAGAGGAATTGATTCTTAACGGCGGTGAAGAGGTTAACTTTGTAAGCAAGATCCAGGAATTGGGCTTTAGTAAAACAGCCTCACAGCAACTTGCTGGTAAGGCTGAGATTGTGCGTAAGCAGGCTGTTGATAAGGCTTTAGAGGATGCTCTTGCTGTTACATTCCAAAAACGTTTAGGCGGTACGCTTAAGTCAACCCAAAACTTGCTGCAAAATCAAATACCAGGCGGTAAATTTATTGTTCCGTTCTTTACGACTCCTGTAAATATTTTTAGCGAGATGATGTACAGAACGCCTGTAATCACATTTGGTGCTGAGAATGTTGCAGGGCTGCCTATATCACCAAGATTCTACAAAGACTTCTCAAAAGGCGGTGCATCTCGCCGTGATGCTGTTTCAAGGGCTGTTACGGGTAATGCCATATTTGTGATGGGTATGAAGATGTATGATGAAGGAAAAATTGTTCCTCATAGTGATGGTAGCAAGGCTTCTAAAGATCTTGAAAAATCTTTAGGTCTTACTGATATGGCTATTGTGGATGATGATGAGAGTATTGATATTACAAAACTTGCACCTATGGTTGTTCCTTTAATGGCTGGTGCTAATATGCGCCACGCAATGGGTAAAGAAGGTTTTAACAGGGCGATGGGTGAGGAGCAAACAAGCCAGTTCAAGCTTACTTGGGATACATACTCCACATTCCTTTCTGACTATATGTTGGATCTTCCTCTTATGTCTGGACCTAAGGGTGTTGTTGAGACTGTTACATCTATTCAAAGAGATCCTGAATCTGGTGGTGAGCGATTGGTTGAAGGTGCGTCAAGGTTTGCTGGTGCTGCGACACCGGCATCATCTATGATGCGTTTTTTGAGTAGACAGGATGATAAGTATTTGCGGGATATGAGTACATTTAATGCTCAGATAAAAACACTGTATTTCCAGAATGATGATGTTCCTGCTATTTATAATGCTTTGGGTGAGCCTGTAGAAAAATCTACTGAATTTTGGAATGGTATGCCATTGAACGTCAACAAAATAAAACAAGATGAAATTGTTGGTGAGATGTTAAATACTGGATTTGCTCCTGAGAGATTTAATAATACTGTTAATATTGACGGTATAAAACTCGAGTTAAAAGGTGAGCATCTTGTTGCACTTAACGATATATGGCGTGATGAAATAGGTATACGTGATAGGCTTTCTAATACTATAGGTACAAAATCTTACTCTCTCATAAACGAGGTTTCTCAGAGAGGGTTGGCTCTTAGCTCTACTTGGCGTGCTGCTAAGAAGGAGGCTATTGAAGAGCTTGTTGTACGTTACCCTGAGCTTGAGGCTCAGCTTCTGCAGAAGATTGATTTAAGGGATCTTCAAGATATTCAGGTGAATAATGATTTTAGAAGTGGTATTGTTAAGGACATTGTTGGGAAAAGCAAAAAACCAAAATTGTCTGGAATTGGTAATATTGAAAAAGGAGAATAGTGATGGCTACATTAGAAGTTCAGGATAATACGCCTCGCGTACAATACACGGCTACGGCAGGGCAAACTATTTTCCCTTACCCTTTCATTATTTTTGATACAGGTGATTTGAAGGTTTATCAGAATGATACTTTGCTTACTGAAATTACGCATTATTCAAATGATACAATTAATGATAATAATGGCGGTAACACAACGCTTGTGTCTGGTGCAACCCTAGGTGATATTATTACTATTGAACGTGATATTCCTATTGAGCGTTTAACTGATTACCAGCAAGGTGGTGACTTTGATCCTAATGACTGGAATGTTGAACTTAGAAAATTAGTAGCTACAATGCAGCAGCTTGAGCGTGATATTGCTCGCAAGTTCGGATTCTCTGTAACTTCTGTTTTTGCTAATGCTACATTCCCTGATGGTGAGGCAAGCAGGGTTATTCAATGGGATGCAGCTGGTACAGATTTAGAGAACGGGCCAACATCAACAGAGATAACAAATGCTGAAGCAAACGCTGTATCTGCAGCATCTGATGCCACGGCAGCTGCTGCTTCTGCTGCTGCTGCTGCATCAAGCGCTTCATCAATAAACCTTCCTGCGCTTGTTGCTACAGACACTGGTAGGCTTCTGGTTGTTGATGCGGCCGGTACAGGCCATGAACTTTTTTCAGCTGGAACAGCTTTGCAGAAGCTTGTGAGTGGAGGTGTTGATGCACTCCCTAGTTGGGTTGCTGATGGTATTTTTTCTGATTCTATTTTTAGGATTCAGGATAATGCAGATGCTACAAAGCAGCTTGATTTTGAGGTTAGTGCCATTACAACTGGTACAAAACGTACAGTTACAATGCCAGATGCAAACGTTGATCTTACAAGTGTAAGGCAGGCAACAGCACTATTAACAGGTTATGTTGAGCTTTTAACTGATGCTGAGTTTGAAACTGGTACAGATACAACAAGAGCGGCTACAGCAGCTGCTATTAAAAATGGTTTAGGTTTTACTAAAAGGTTTGAGTCTAGCGGTAACACAATCACAACAGTTTCTAGTGTTGTGCTGGCTCATGGGCTTGGAGTTGAGCCTATATTCCACCAGGTTTATCTAGAATGTACAACTGCTGAACATGGTTGGAGTATAGGTGATAAAGTGTTTATTGGTACTGAAGCTACTCAGTCAACGTCTGCTGGTTCAGAAGGTGTGCTTGTTAGTTTTGATGCTACGAATTTAGTATTGAGGTATGGTGGTATCTCTGGGTCTGTATTTTACATACAAAACAAAACAACCTTTGCAAGGGTTGCGTTAACAAACGGTAATTGGAGGGTAGGTGTGGTAGCATGGGCTTAAAACAAAAGAAAGCGAAGGCTAAAAAAACAGTTAAAATGTTGCATTATGTTGATGCTGATGGAAGCTATTTAGGTTGTTTCAGTGATGGTAATAAATTAATACCTTCTGGTGCTATTGAAGTAAGTGCATCACCTGAAGATGGTAGACAGAAATGGAACGGTTCAAAATGGTCTCAGCTTGATATGGCTGTTTTGAATGTTGAGAAGAGAGTTTCTGAATATCCATCAATAGGTGATCAGCTTGATGCGATATGGAAAGAGTTGAATCGCCAACGCTTGGGTGGTGCTAATCTTGTTGCTGACGCTGATTCAATGCTTGGTAAGATCCTTGCGGTTAAGAAGAAGTACCCTAAAAAATGAAGCGTTTTATGAATATGGATCACTGCTCATTTTTCCCTGACAGAGTTCTTGGGATATATTTTGATGAGCCGTGTTATCATCATGATGTAAGGTACAGGGATAAAACAAAAAGTAGATGGACTTCAGATCTTGAATTATTTAATGATGCAAGGAAGCGTGCTGATGGTATGGAGCGGTGGCGTGTAGCAGCTGCTCATGTTATTGCGTTTGGTATGTGGGTTGGGGTGCGTTCATTTGGTTGGTATTGGTATAATAAAGAAGGAAAAGAATAATGGTTAAGCACCACGCACTTGAAGTTGCAAAGCATACTGTTGATGCTGCTGCTGTTGGTATTACTGTTGGTACATTGGCTCAGATATTACCTGCCATAGCCGCTTTATTTACAATATTCTGGACCGGTATTAGAATATGGGAAACAAAAACAATGCAGTCAATTTTTGGTAAGAAAAAATCTAAGGCTAAAAAGAAATGAAGTATAGAAAAAAACCTGTTGTTGTAGACGTTGCTGATGTTTCTGATCTTATACAGTCTGCTATTGAGAAGTGGAGCGACCTACCTGAATGGGTTGTTTCTGCTTATGAGGAAGGGGATATTACGTTTTGTCATGGGAGGCTGCACGTTAATACCCTTGAAGGTACAATGGTAGCGTTACCAGGTGATAAGCTTATTAAAGGTGTTCTTGGTGAGATATACCCATGTAAGCAGAAGGCTTTTGATGAGACTTATGAGGAGGTTTCTGATGCTTGATGTTCATTTGAATTATTTTGAGCCTGGTGAGTTTGGTAAGTGGTGGCCTTTAATGTGTCGCGATTTACTTTCTTGTGCTGATAGGTTCAGGTTTTTGTGGGGCGCACCAGTCAGGATAAGCCCTCATCCTGATGCTCTTGGTAGGGAGTTGCCCGCAAGCAAAAAGACGCTCCACAATGTTAAGAAGTGGAAGAAGGTTAGGGCTATGGACTTCTTCCCTGAAGGGATGGATACACCTGCTGATATGAAGCGTGCTTTTGAATGTGCGAAGATGGCTGGGTTTTCTGGTATTGGTCTTTATACTGATACAAAAATAAACGGTAAGGTTAAATTTATGATGCATGGTGACAATCGCCCGGATAGGACAAACTTTGATCCTGCTACATGGTCTAGGGTTAACGGTAAATATCTTGCTATAGAGGAGGTTTTTTAATGAGTTGGGATAGTATTAAAAATCTTGTTTCAGGTGTGGCACCTGTTCTTGGTACGTTGGTTGGCGGCCCTGCAGGTGCTGCTGCTGCCACCATTCTTTCAAGTGTTCTTGGCACTGGTAAGAGTCCTGCAGATATTGCGCTGGCGATTAGTGATCCTGAGATGTTGGAGAAGATCCGTGTGTATGAGCTGCAGCATATTGAAAAGTTGCAGGCCCTTCAGATCGAAGCTGAAGGTATTGCTATGAAGGACCGTGATTCTGCAAGGAGAATGCAAATGCAGACCATGAGCCGTACACCTGCGGTATTATCAACTGTTGTTGTCATTGGCTTCTTCAGTGTTCTGTACGTTATTGCTATTCATGGTGGTGATATATCAGAGACTACCAGGGAACCGCTTCTGGTGCTTCTTGGGGCGCTTACAGCTGCTTTTGGGCAGGTGTTTAACTTCTTCTTTGGATCTAGTGCTGGATCTAAAGAGAAGACCGCTGCGTTGGCTGGTAAATAACAAAGGGGCCTAAGCCCCTTTGTTTCTCTTGATGAGTTTTTTTAGATGTCGTTTGTATGATTTTAGTATAAGCATCTCGCTCTGCATAATATCTTGCGCTTCAAGTGCTGCTGCTAGTTTTATTTTAAGCTCTGTTTTTTTTCTGTACACCAGGTTAACGCTCCTAATTATAGGTCGCCTCACATCTGTTTGTATCATGGTTGTTATTTCAGTTTTAGGTTCGCCAGTTTTTATATTGAACATGGTTGTTTGACCAGTTATTTTTTTTGTAGATCTAATTTCCATATCGCTCCTTATGTATTACAAAAAACTTTGCCATTATCATTTCAAAGAAGCATTTCCTACACATGGATGAGTTGTGCCTGTGCAGCATATCTTCTTTTTTTTCTATTGTTTTACATAGGAAGCACTGCTCAAGGCCTCTTGCTCCATTTTTGAATAGCTTTTCTTTTGCTTCTTTTATTGTAGCAAAGTCTAGTATCTTACCTTCCATAGTTTCTCCTTGTGTTTGTTGGTGAAGTTAATATGCTCTTTAAAAAAAATTAAGTCAACAATAAAAAGTTCTTTACAAGTACCTTTTAAGATGTAAGTATTGCGATGAATTAAAAATGCTGAGGATGAACAATGGTAATAAATAAAAGTGAATATGATATTGAGCGCACCATGGATAATATGAAGAAGCTGCGCCTTGGAGCTGGTATGAGGCAGGTAGATGTTGCTCAGGCTATGGGGGTACCAAGAACATATGTAAGTAAATGGGAGAGCGGTACAAGGCCAAGCTTTAACCATTTGGTAATGTTGTACAGGATCCTTCATGGGCTTCCTGTAGCGGATGGAGGTGAGTGATGGGTGAAGAACACAGGATATTAGCGAGACAAGGAATTTTACTTAAACAAAACGCAATTCTCAAGCAGCAGAATGCGGAGTTGGTGGAGGCTTTGGAAGAATGTCTGTTGGAATACAAAGCGGCTCTTAGCAGTGCAAAAATATTACGTGGTATTGATTTCGCTAATTCTGAAAACCCTACAGTTGTGAAGCATGATGTAAGGATAAACGCACTGGAGTATAAAATTGCAAAATACGAAAAACTACTCCAAAAACACAAAGCGAAAGGCGAATGATTATGGAAATAGTAAAACAAAGACCGCCAAACTTCTCTGAAATTGCAAAGGTTTTTAAAGGTGCTTGGGCTCCTGGAGTTATATTTGCGTACAATAATAAGATCTACAATCCTTCAGGGTTTGATTTGTCTCCTGCACTTATAGCTCATGAGTCTGTACATTGTGAAAGGCAGGGTATGACAGAAGAAGAGTGCCTTGTATGGTGGAACCACTACCTAACAAGTAAAGATTTTAGGTACCATGAAGAGCTTTTGGCTCACCGCGCTGAGTACAACAGAATGCTAGAGGATGCAAACAATTTTAAGAAGAGGCAGTTAGCATTGAAGATCGTTTCTAAAAAGCTTGCGGCCCCATTGTATGGTGGTATGTGTACTAGGAAAGAAGCTGAACGTGAATTGATTTTTGGTAATTCTATAAGATAAAGGAAATATAATATGTTTGATAAAACTATAGTAAACAAGGGCGAAACATTCGCTTACGCAAAAGAGGTTAACCATAAGTATGCACCTACAACTGACCAGGTTAGGTATTTAAAGGAGCTTGAACAAGCAGCGCTTGATAAAATAATTGAATCACAGCTTCTTCAGGTTAAGCATTTTGATGCTGGCCTGGTTGTAACTGAAGTTGATTTTGACCCGGTTAATATTAAGAGGCATTTCATGGTGAGTTTTAAATTGAACGGAAAGAAAATATCTGTGAACGTTCCTGTTGATGATGGTGATCTTGATGTTCCAGAGGATCATTATTATAGGATTGTTTTTAAGCATGTTTCAAAGGCTATTGCTGAGCAGATTTTCATTTCAGCTTCAGATAGTATTTTTAGAGATGCTCACTTCAGAAGAGCTATGAGATAGGTGGTGAGTGATGGTGTCATTATTTAAACCCTGTGCATTTAAGTACATTCAGCGACCAAGACAAATGGGAAAAAGTATCATGTCTGAGAATGCAAGGTTGCATGCAGAAGTTAATCATCTTGTTGGTGTCTTGATAGAGGTTGAGAAGGAGAGGGTTTTTTGGGAGGGATGCTTGTGTTTTTGGAGTGCTCATACAACAAGTAAAATTGAAAATGCTCTTAGAAAATACATGGTAAAGGATGTTGAAAGTGTCAAATAAAAATTTAATAAAAGATATTGTAAATGAGCTCAGTAGTAATATTGATTCTCATTTGATGACTTGGCTGCCTCAGGGTAAGAAGTGTGGCCATGAGTGGATTAGCGTTAATCCTACACGCAAAGATTCTAAACCTGGTTCTTTTTGTATTAACATGCGTACCGGTAAGTGGAGCGATTTTGCTACTGATGATAGGGGTGGAGATCTTCTGAGTTTGTATGCTTACTTAAATGGCCTAGATAATTATGAGGCTGCGCTGCAGATAAAAGGCGGTGATATTAAGTTTGATTATGTTAAGCGTAATGATTTTTCAAAAAAGAAGAAGAAGTTTATTGAAGAGATCTTCACACCTCTTCCTATACCTGAAGGTAAAGAGATGCCAAAACTTAATGGATCTCCTGAGCTCGTAACCATTTATGAGGATTATGATGGATCTCCTTTAATGCGTGTTGCAACGTACAGAAACAAGGATACAGGCAGAAAATCACCAGTGCCTTGTAACTACGGCCGTAGGGTTTGGGAGAAAGAAGAGAAGGACCCGAAAACTGGTAAGAAAAAAGGTACAGGTAAAGCTTTGGATGTTACTGGTTGGCACTGTAAACATATGCCAGATAACCGCCCGTTGTGTGGGTTGCCAGGAATAAAAAATAACCCAGATGCAATTATACTTATTGTTGAGGGTGAGAAGACCTGGCACCGTATGTGTGATTGGGTGAAGAAGGCTAAGATTACAGATAAATTTACAATCGTTACATGGGCAGGTGGTAGCCAAGTACCTCTTAAAACTGACTGGTCTCCTTTGGAAGGTAGAAAGGTTGTTATTTGCCCGGACTATGACAAGGCCGGGGCCAAGGCTGCTATGGTTATTTCTCAAAAGCTGAGAGAAATTAAGTGTGCTGTTAAGATAGCTTATGAGCCTATTCATGATAAGTTCCACGACCAAGGGTGGGACTTGGCTGATGAAAAAGATGATAAGAAGGTGTTTAATTACCTTAAAAATGTGCCTCGCTTATATGAGGATCTCGTAAATATTATCAAGAGCGATTTAAGCAAAGAAGATGAAGTACCAGGGCAAAGTGATTTAGGTGCATACGGTAAGGTTGATAATAATATTGATTTTGCCAAGGTTGAGGCCTTAAAAGGACAGCATGACCTTAGATGTTTGGGGTATTCAAGCGATAACAAGTGTTACTTTATCACTAAAAAGCGTGGTGTTATTGTGGCACTTAGCCCTTCACAGCTTTGTATGATGCCTGAGCTTCAGTCTCTTATGCCTAATGATTTTTGGTATGCATTGTTTGGTGATAATAAAGGTGGGCTTGATAGATATGCTTGCGGTGATACGCTGCAGCGTTGGGCTGAAACCGTTGGTTACTTTAACCCTGATATTATTAGAGGTAGTGGTGTTTGGCGTGAGGATAATGGAGATCTTATCTTCAATATTGGTCAGAAGCTCCTTATTAATGGTGAGATTGTAGATACATATGAGTATGAGAGTGACTTTATGTATGAGGTTAAAGGGGACCTTGGTATTAATACTGACAGATCCCTTCCTGTTGAAGAGTCTAAAAAGTTCATTGATATTTGTGAGTGGTTGAGGTGGGAGAGCCCTATTTTCTCTGACTTATTGGCAGGATTTTGCGTTGTTGCTCCTATGTGTGGTGGCTTGGAGTGGAAGCCACACATGTGGGTTACTGGATCTGCTGAATCTGGTAAGACAACTGTGATGAATTACATTATCAAGAAGGCTTGCGGTAACGTTTGTTTGTTTGTTAAAGGTGAAACTACTACGGCCGGTGTTCGCCAGAGCTTGGGCTGTGACGCCGTTCCAGTTGTTTTTGATGAGTTTGAGGGGGATAGCCAGCAGAGGTTGCTTGAGCTTCAGCGTACTATTGATTTAGCACGTTCTGCAAGTAGTGAGAGTGAGGCAACCATTGTTAAAGGTGGTGCTGGCGGTGATTCAATTGAGTTTAAGGTGAGATCTAGCTTTATATTTAGCTCCATTAACGTGAACATTCAGCACTATGCTGATAGCTCTAGGATCAGCGTGCTTACTTTAAAGGATCCTCCAAAGGGTTTAAATGAAGAGCAGAAGCTTGCGCGTACAAAAAGCTATACTGATTATAAGAATAACCTCCTTTCTATTTTAACGAAGGATTATATATCTGCGCTTCAGATGCGTACATTTAAAATGCTCCCTGTTATACAGGCAAATGCTAAGATTTTTGGTGATGCCGTTGCTGTGTTCCTGGACAATGTGAGGGTTGGTGATCAGATAGGTATTTTGTGTGCCGGTCGTTACTCTCTTGAGCATGACGGTATTGTTACACCTGAGTTTGCTAAAGAGTGGGTTGAAAGTAAGGACTGGACACTTTCTAAACCTGATGATGATGAAAAGGACCATGAGAAGTGCTTGGCCCACATTGTACAGGCACCCGTTAAGGTTCAAATGGGGAGTGTGCATACAGAACGTACAATTGGTGAGCTTATTAAGAACTTTGTTAACGGTACTATGTCTCAAAGTAAAGAAGCGGACGATGTTTTGAAGCGCCATGGTATTAAGGTTGTTGATAACCCTGATGATCGTAATATTTATATTGCTCAGAACCACACACACTTGGCTGGTATTTTAAGAGGCACGCCATATAACAGTTGGCATAGGCTTTTGGTGAGGCTTGACGGTGCTACACCTGCAAAGAATCCTGTAAGGTTTTCTGATGGTGTTGTGCAGCGTGCTGTGCGTATTCCGATTGATACAGTGCTTAAGCCTGAGAAGAAAATTAAAAAAGAATTGGCGTTTTAGGAGGTGTGATATGAAATTTACTGTAATTTACCGCACTCCAAAGCGTAGAATTTTACTTAAAGATGTTGAAGCAAGCAGTTATTTAAATGCTATGCGAGATGTTGTTAATAGTAAAGCGAGTGTTGACCTTAACAAACCGGTGTTTGTTGTTGGATCTTCCGGTAAAAAAAGGAGGTTTACAAGACGTGACCTTACAGAAGTTACCAGATAAGCAGCTTGCTGATATTCAAAAGCGTGTTGCTTTTGAATGTGGGCAGGTTAGGTACCAAATAAGTTGTAATAAAAAGGTGCTGAGACCTATTTTCCTTCTGTTTCAGGAAGCTGAAGCTAAGGTTGATATGAAAATTTTAAGGAGGGCATGGGAAGATGCTTTGCCGGACCTTGAAGTAATGAGTGATGATAGCCCTTTGGCGTTTGATTGGATTAGAGGGTTAAAGGATATAACAAAAGAGTTTATTGAAAGGAAAAAACAGTGATGATGTACAGAATAATTGTAGCTAAGAGTGTTACTGATCTTGAGGAACAGGTTGAGAAGTTTACCAATAATGGTTGGGAGCCATTTGAAGGCGTTTCCATGATTGGTAAGCAGGTTGTGCAGTCTATTATTAAGAGGCCACCACCACCTATTGTTATGGAAGGTGATAATGTTGCTGCTAAAGATATTAAGATTGAGCCTGGTGAGTTTGTTCCAGTAAACATGTGCAGGGGTGATGAGGCTCAGCTGCTATCTAGTATTTGCGATTTATTTAGGAGAGGTGTGATCAGAATTTCTGTTTCAGGTTATAAAATTGATGAAAATCTTTCAACGGACGACATTGATTGTGATGTTTATGTAAATGACGTTAGCGTTAATGCGGGGATTGATTATGACAAAAAACAGTGAACGAATGATGAATAAAGAACTCCATGAGTTTATGGAGGATGATGGAGGATCTCTTTTTGGGTGTGTTTACTTGAAAAATGGTGAGCAGCGTGATGCTTTCTTTAACCATTTTAAAGATAGGTACCCAAATACGTTGGCAGATCCTATACGTAGGAACATTCACTTTAAGGATTTTGGCAAAGCTATTAAGTTTTGCTCTGAAGGTGAAGGTAAACAACCAGGTTATACAACAATAAATATAAGGACACATTGATTATGAAACAAATGAATATAGATAGGGAATGGATACTTTCCGTACTTAATGCAAATGCTGGTGATATGCTGAAGGCTGAGATTTTGAATCAAACAACAGGCGGTTCTATTAAAGTAAAAACTTCTGTACTCCCTCTTTCTAAGGGTGTTGCTGAGGCTGCTTTTAATGCTGCAAAAGTAGCTAAGGAGCGTGATGCTGGTAATGTTGTACAGTTGAAGGATGTTATACCTGATGGTCAGACAAGCGCCGTTACATCAAAACAAAATATAGGTGTCACAAAAGAACAGCACGCGGAAAGGGAGAGGGGGCGTGTTGATAGAAAGGCTGCTATAAATTCAAAACTTGCGCATGAACGTAATTTTAATGTTACGCCAACGGGTGAATTTACAATTTATGGGAAGGTGTTTGTTACCAAGGAGCGTGCAGCAACATTGCGTGGTAATACAATTGCAACGGTTAAGTTCAATGCAAGTAAAAAAGAGTGGATGAAGGCAAGACACCCTGAACACAACAACCAGGTTGTTTACTTAAAATCTGATGTTATGGAAGGTGTGAAGGTGTAATTGTGAGTAGTTCAATTAAAAAACCTGTAAGTGTTTACGCTAATATTTTGGTGAGTCGCGACAGAAAGTTTATATGTACGGCTGAAAATGAAGAGGAAGCAGCTGAAATGGCATTGTGTATCAATATGCACGATAACATGATAGCTTTTATTGAAGGGTTGCTTGATAAAAATCACCCTTCTGCTGGTTATTTAACTGGTACTAAGATCCTCACTGATGCAAGGCGTGTGTTAGATGGAAAAGGAGTATCTTAATATGAGGAAGTTTTTGTGTTGGATTGGTTTCCATTCTGGTGTGTGTGTGGAAAGTAAATTTGTTTGTGTGCACTGTTTGTTTACGCATAAGTATAATTTAAGAAAACTATAAATAAAAAGCCTCTGTTAAGAGGCTTTTTATTGGGCACTTATGGGTGGATGGGTTGGAAGTTGAATGCTGATAACATTTGAACTGACCCACCCTTTTTCAGGTAGGGTTGGATAAAACCTTTCCTGAAAATTTAGTTAATCTCTAAAGGAACAATTAACTTGTGATACGTTACATTTCCTTGTTTACGTTGTCAAGATTTTTTCTTTTGAGGCTGATTACTTTTGTTTCTTTATTGATTTCATATTCATCTTCAAACTGCTCTTTTGTGTACGCTTCTGGGGATATTCTGCTGTATCTTAACCAGTATTCTTTGCCACAGTTTTCACATGTTGTTTTTCCGAATACAGGTGTTTCATCTGGAATTGCGTTAGCAACTATTTCATCACAGTACGGGCATGGTCCAAAAATCATACTAGATCTCCTTAATTAGCTTGTTTACGGTTACATGGCTTACTTTTAGGCCAAAATCTGATTGTATTGCATCTGCAATGAAGCGGCTACTTTTCCCAATTTTGTGTAATTCATGTATGCATTCCAATGCTTTTTCACGCCCTGGCACTTCAACTAAAACTTTGTTGTTTACGGTATAACCAAATGGTATTTGCCCGCACCTTTCGCCCTTTGCTTTTTTGTGTGATAAGGCAACTGTTGTGCGCTCTTTTATGAGATCTTTTTCCATTTGGGCAAAGCCTGCGTGGATGGTAAACATTAGTTTTCCTGCGCTGCTGTTGCTGCTGACCTCTTCACCTGCAAAATCTAGTAAGTGAAGGGCAACGCCTTTCTCTTCCCATGTTTCAATTGAAACGAGGGCGTCAACAGTGTCGCGAAAGAGTCTATCTAGCTTCACTGATACAATATGCGTTATTCCTGCTGCTATTTCTTGCGATATTTTGCACCCTTCAGGGCGGTTTTTTAGCTTTGTACCTCCTGAAACGCCTTTATCAATCATTATTTTTGACAAATCAAGGTTTTTGCGCGTGCAATATTCCTTGATTTTCTTCTCTTGAGCCTCCAAGCTAACCCCATGGATAGCTTGTTTTTCTGTTGAAACTCTGATGTATGCAATGGCTTTATTCATCTGATATTCCCTCCAATATTTTCATTGCTGATACAATATTGTCGTAAATCCCTTCAATTTCTGCACCTGTAAGAGATGTTTTTAGATTCATATCTTCATGCGGTGGCGGGTTTCGCATATCTTCCGTTGCTTCGTCAAGTATACGGAAAACTTCGTTTATATCATTTTTCATTTTCTTGAGCCTTTGCTCCTAAGGTTAATTTTCTCATTAATTCATCATTTGCCGGCTTGTCTGGCGTCTCTGCATGGTAATATTCACCAGTTTTACAGTTAATAACCGCCCATTGATCATGGGTTTCGTGTCTGTGATAAAGAACTGTCATGTACATGATTATTCCCCCTTTGCTTTTTTAATTGCTGAAATAACGGCCTCAAGCCTTTTGTCTGGGCCTGCCCCTTGTATTGAAATATAGTGTTTTAGATCAGGGAGCACCGATTCAAGGGCTTCTAACATTTCTGGCGCTGCTGCTATTAAGTTCATGTCTGATTTTATATCACTTTTCCCGTGATATACTTTACAGTCAGCAACGGCATAGCCTTTGTTATTGTAAATTAAATAAGGCATTTTCTTATTGTCTGATATATGCCATTGCGTTTTTATGTGTTCGTTTGTCATGATATAATATCCTTTTAATTGTTATCAGCTTGTTTTGAGTAAAATACTCACCCCAGCACCCCGCAAGGCGCTGGATTGAATGTTTTAATCTCCTTTTTCAAAGTGCCCGTTGTGAATGTGCCCGTATTCGCAAAGTGCGTTGTAAACCGTTGCACCTTCCGTAAAATATTCAGAGCATGCGCCGTCAAGCCCGTTTTTCCCTAGCGCCTTTCTTAATCTTCTAAGGTTTAAAAGTTCTTCGGCGCCTTCAGAGCATACAAACCATGCTGTTGTTATGCCTGTTTTAATGTGTTCGATGTAGCCGTTGTGTGTCATGTCATCCCTTACAACTGCATAAGCGTTGCCTTTTGCGTATGTTAACAGCATCTTATTTGCTCCTCTCAAGTTTTAGGCTTTTTTCTGTCACTGGTGACCAGTGACAATCTGTGCTGATGTGGTAGCGTTTACCGCTTTTCCACAAGCCAGCATCTACACGGCAATTTAAATTTGGTTCAAAAAAACCTATTATTTGAAGTTCTTTAAATTTAACGCCGTAATCGTTTGTATATTCCACCCTATCACCTAGTTTAAATTTTAAGTTTTTGTCTGTTGATTTGCTTGGGTATGTCACTTTTTCCCTTTTTGCGCCACGCATGACATAAACCTCTTTTAAGATAATTTCTTTTTTCATGATTCCAACCTTTACCTTGTCATCACAGCAACGGAATTGCCGTTCTTTAATATGCCAATGTGCAGCGTTTTATAGCTCCACCCTTTAAGCTTGCAATATTGCGCTGCAACGTCTTTTGCTTGCTCTTGGATTGTTTTTTCAAAATCGTACGGAAAAAGCTTTCTTCCTGCTGCAGCTGTTGCTTGCATACGTGCGCCACGTGTGTTTGTGGGGCGCAGGTATTTTATTTCTATTGCTTGTAGGTTTTGCATTATTCACCCCCAGCCATTACGGCAATTATTGTTAATAGTGAAAGGAAGCTGAATATTGATATAAGCACAATCGCATATTCAAGCATCAACTGTTTTGCGCTAAATGGCGCTGTGATCGTTTTAATTTGTTTTATCATGTCGTTTTATCCTTTTTAGTTATCAGCTAAATATATTTATAGTGTTTCTTTGTAAGAACGTCAAGCCCTTTTATGTATTTTTTTAAAGTTACAAATCCGCGCTACTAAGTGGTGAGCAAAATAATAAGCGAAAATCCTTGCTGAGCTTGAATTGTATGCATTCTCAGGCCGTTATTTTGCTGATTTTGGGTTTAAAAGTTAAATAAATCTATCATATGTAAGGGGATTTTTTGCGGTTTTTTGTTAACCACTGTTCAGTGATTTACACTAAATGGCTTGTTTTGGTTAAAAAGTAGATAGGGGGGGTGTATATGGCGAAAAAAAAGAGGCCCCCGGAAAACGGTCCCGCCACCCACGTATTGGGGTTAGTTTTATAAAAGTCTTATCACGAAAGGCGGATCTTTATTTTCCTGTTTTTTTAACATAAACAACTAAAAAGTGAAATCCAGCTTATGTTTGGAGGAAATTTTGGGAGCGCGGATTTGTTGACTTTTGTAACAAATGTAACATTTTGTAACAAATGCTTGTTACAGCAAAAGATGAAAGTGAGAAAGGGTTTTGGCTTTATATATATATATGTAACAAATGTAACAATATATATATATAAGCGTATGTGGGTGTGTGCGCATGTGCGTGTGCACGTGTGCGCATGTGCGTGTGCATGTGGGGTTCTCGAGAAAAGTTTGTTACATCAGTTACATTTGTTACACCATTGAAATTAAACAGAAAATTATGTTACAAGTTTGTTACAGTTTGTTACACCGTTGATTTTAAACATCTTTTTAAATTTGTTGCAATGTACTATGCACACTGGTAATGTTGATGGGTGGAAAATAAATATGATCATAAGAATTGGTGGCATGACAAGCTTACAGAAGATGCTAAGGCTTCTCGTTTAAGGTTTGCTAATGAACTTGCGTCTTTGATAAAAGAACGTTGGGATGGCGGTAGGAGTTTGCATGGTGTTAAGGTTTTGGCTGCAAGTAATGCAGGTATTGGTAATGGTAGTTGGTGTGCACGTGCTGCATACAATGCTAGACGCAGTGGAGCTTCAAGGTTTTTGAGGCATGAAATTGTTGTTTCTAGGCTTGAAGAGCTTGGAATTATTGTAGATAAAGGTGCTCATGGCGGATTTAGAAAAAAATGAAAAAGTACCAGTAAGGAAAATACCTGAATCTGTACCTAAGCGAGGGGGTGCTTCTTCTGACTCTTACATATTTAGTCAACAGCAGCTTGTTTTTTTTAAGCATTATTCAGAACATTTGGACCAGGACAACGCGTTAAAAGAAGCAGGTGTTCCAAATAACAAGAGATCTGAGTTTTTAAATAACCCTTATGTTGAAAATGAGATGATTCAGATAAATAGATCTGCATCTTTCCAGTATAGGATGAATGCAAAATTCACAGCTGGTAAGCATATGGAGTTGATGGATGAATTTCATGAAGTTTATCGTACTGAAAAAGGCCCTACAAAAGCTATGTTTGCAAATACACTTGCAAAAATGAGTAGCGATGCACTAAAAGCGACCGGTCAAATGGATAGAAAAGACCAAGAAGGTGTAAGTGTTACCGTTAATATTGATATTGGTGGTGATGATATGAAAACTATAAATGCTGAGTGTATAGATGTCGAAAAATAAGGCTGTAAATTATAAAGCATCAAAAACATGTGGGTTATTTCATAATAGCCCTGCGTTTTTTCGTGGGATTATGGGCCCTATCGGTTCTGGTAAAAGTGTTGCCTGTATTGTTGAGCTTTACAGGCTTGGATGTTTGCAGGAGCCTGATATAAATGGTGTTAGAAAAACAAGACACATTATTGTAAGAAACACTTTACCTCAACTTGAAACAACAACAATGAAAAGTTGGGATGATTGGTTTTCTGAGCGTGATGGTTTTGGCCGCAGAAGTAAAAAACCTCCATATACTCAGGTTATTAGACAGAATATGGCTGATGGGTCTAAGATGGAAATGGAAATTATTTTCCTTGCTTTAGATAAGCCTGAAGATATTGATAAACTGCTTTCTTTGGAGGCAACGTTTATTTGGTTTAATGAAGCGAGGCAGATAAGAAAAGCTATTATTGATGCTGCTACAGGCCGTGTTGGTCGTTATCCTAGTAAAAAAGAGAAACCAGATAGTATTCCTAATAATGAGTGGCCAACAAGGTTTGGTATTATAGCAGATACAAACCCACCAACAGATGAGCACTGGTGGTATGACTTAGCTGAAAATGAGTCTTGGCGAGCTGATGTTAATACAAAAGAGATTCTTCCTATTGAAAGTTTTTCGCCTTCTTCTAGATGGGAATTTTTTGACCAACCTTCCGGTGTATCTAGTGAGGCTGAGAATATTAAAAACTTACCAAAAAATTACTATGAAAACCTTGCTATTGGTAAGAATAAAGAGTGGGTTGATGTTTATGTTCATGGTAAATATGGTTTTATTAAAGATGGTAAACCTGTTTATGAAGCGTCATGGAATGATGGTGTACATACAGCAAAAAGTAATTTAAAAATTATTGAGTTCGGGCAGATTATAGGTGGTTTTGACTCAAGTGGGCGTTGCCCAGCTGTTGTGTTTTTACAGAGAACTTCACGCGGTCAATGGCAAGCTGTTCATGAGCTTTGTGTGTTAGATATGGGTGCTGAACAATTTTGTCAGTTGCTTAAAAGTGAGATAGCTATCAAGTTTCCAACTAATGAGGTCTCTTTGTATGGAGATCCTGCTGGTACGTTTAAGTCTCAAAACGATGAAAGAACGTATGTTGAGATAGCGCGCGCTGCAGGTCTTAAGATATTGCCAGCTCCAACAACGAACCGTATAGGTGAGCGTATCGCAACTGTTGAACATGTTTTAAATAAAATGGTTGACGGTGAGCCTGCATTTATTGTTTCTCCTTCATGTAAAGTTTTGCGTAGAGGTTTTAATGGTGGTTATAAATATAGACAGTTGCAGGTTTCTGGTGAAGAGAGACACGCTGATGAGCCTGATAAGAAAAGTAAGTTTTCACACCCGCATGATGCTCTTCAATATGGGTTGTCAGGTGCAGGTGAAACACGTAGTATGAAAAGGAGTAACAGTAAATTCACAGGAAACATAACTGCTAGAACGGATTTTAACGTATAATGAGCTTATTTGATTTTGTTGAGTCTAATAGTTGTGATCATACTGTTAATTGGTATATAGCCTTTATTGATTCTGAGAATTTATCATGGTGGCGTTGGTTTACATGTAAGGGGTTTGGCCATTGTTTTGTTTTCACAGATATAGGTAATGTTACGCAGTGTGTTGATTATTTGTATGGTAATGTTAATATAAGATTTGAAAAGCTTCCTGCTGATGTATATGCATTTGAACTTGTTTCTATGCATAATGCAAAGGTTTTGAAGGTTAAGAATGGTTTATCTGAAGTTGATTTTTGCAGGGGTCTTTTGTATTGTGTGTCATTAAGTAAATCTATACTCTCTTTAAGAAAATGTTTTGCTATAACACCTTACCAATTATATTTGTGGCTAAAAAACTCAACAATTGATACGATTGACATTAATGAGTTGAATGAAACATTTGAAAAAAGGGGTGATTTATCATGAAAAAGAAGGCTCCGGCTATAGATCAGTCTGCTTTAAGGCGACAAAACGAGGCTTTTAAACGTGAAGATGAAGAGCGTGCCAAGATCCAGGAGGATTTGGATCGTAGGGAGAAGCTTAGAAAAACGAGGCAGTTAGGGAGACGGTCTTTGTTTGGTACAGCTGGTGGTGAGGCTGGGGAAAAGCTTGGTGTTGATACAAAGCTAGGCGGTTAGAATGGCATTAGTTCAATCAAAAATATATAATTATGCAGGTGTTGGTAATGGTACACCTTTAATTTTGCCTGATAAATTTTCAAGGTTTTCTATTGAGTTAACTCCTGTAGGCGGTACAGCTAAGATTCAGCATACGATATATCCATTTAAAGAGGATGATGACCCAGGTACTGTTGAATGGGAAGATTGGCCATATGGTGCTGTTTCTGCTAAGAAGGCAGCTAGGCTTGTAGGGTCTGCAAGTGCTTTTAGGGTTGTAAATGTTGATGCTACAAGCTCTAAACTTGTTGTTAATTACAGGAATGCATGATGTGGACTAATGAATCAGATGCTATAATGTGGGATGATGGTATTATTGACCATGGTTCTTTAGGCGGTCTAGGTGATGCAGAAGACCACCCAGATTATATAATGCTTGATGGTTCAAGAGTATGGACAGGATCTCAACAAGTCGCTAATACTCCAGACGCTATAAAGTCTGGTGATTATGCATTGAAAATGAAAAGTGGTGTTTCAGATAGTGCGAGTGCTGTTGGTTTTTTAAGGGATACGACAAACGATCTTACAGCTGCTGGATCTGTTATTGACAGGATAAGTACAGGCGGTAACACAGCAAGAAGTATCAGGCGTGATCCAGTTGGTGGTTTATTCGGAAGTAACCCATCAACTATATTTGATATGAACGCAGGCTCTTTTGGTGGTATCACAAAATGGTGGGCTGATGGTATTCTTGGTTCATACTCATTCAAAGACAACACAGGTGGTAAAGGTATTGGTATTTTCCCAAGTGCTAGTGCTTTTGCATCACCTGCTGCTGGTACTGCGTTAGATGTTGCTGTTGTTCAATTTGGTTATGGTAATGGTGCTTCATATTGGGGTGGCTTCCGTAGCGATGGAACATACTTTGCATTTGAACCGCAAAGTACAGTTTTAACTCTTGGTAGTAACAGAAGTGCTGGGACATCCACGTATAAGCTTGGTGGTGTTTATTTAGGTGATGGTAAGAAAATATTATTTGGTAATAGTATAGATTCAACAATCCAGTATGATGGGAATATTTTCCAGTTCTTGAGTGGTGCTGTAGATGGTGCAGCGGCTGTTGGGTATAATTTTGATACAACAAACGATCTAATTACTTCTGGTGCTAAATTAGCAAAATTCAGCTCTGCTGGTTCAGAAAAGGTAAGCTATTCTCTTAATACTAAAGGGTATGCAAGGGTTGTTTTACCTGATACAGAAACAACACCTAACAACTTCTTCTTTGGATACAGTACAGTTGACACACAATATGCAGGTATGTTTAATGATTTTGGTGACTTCTGGCTTGGTATTAATGGTGACAGAACAACGTATATAAACTTCTACAACGGTACAAGTATTGAGATGGGTACTAATACCAACAGGCAGATAGTTAATGCTTATGTATCGTCATTTAACATAAATCACACAGCAACGCGCTCTCTTGGTATTACGCCTAATGTAACAAATGGTCTGCCTTATTACTTTAATTTTGGTGGAAACTCTACAGGTATGTATTTAGCTGATAATAAGTTCCTTGGGTTTGGTACTGGAGTTGATGCAACAATTAAATATGACGGAACAGATTTGGTTGTTGACTCACAGGCTGTAGGAACAGGACGCACAGACGTATTGCACGACCTTGTGCATGATGGTTACTATGGTGGGTTCTATCAGAATGAAGTTCCAACAACAATTACGGTTTCTGTTGCAAATACGTGGTATGATATCACTGGTAATACAGTTACGTTTGTAAATGGTATGACATTCGCAACAGATTTACTAACAATCGCAGCAAATAACGGTGGGAAATATTTGTTAACATGGAGCGTTGCTTTGTATGATGGCGGTGGTACACAAAACTTTGAGATAGGTGCTGCTGTAAATGGAACGGTTGACGGTTCTACTGTTTCACACACAACAACAAAAGGTGCTAACGAAAGCGAGTGCTGCTCTGGTTCAAGTATACTTGATCTAGCTGCAGCTGATACAGTTGGATTGAAAATTAGAAACACTAGTTCTACAAATAATCCAATAATCAATCACTTAACATTAACATTAACATGGGTAGGGAAATAATATGATACCAAAAAAACGCATAAGACGATGGGAAAACGCACCTGTAATAGATGAAGTTGGAGGCCCAGAATCGACATACTACATTCAAACATATAAAGAGATTTTTGATGTTGACGGAAATGTTGTTGATACAATCCCTCTAGGATTTCAACCATTATACGGTGTAACGAAAGAAAGTATGTTGGCTGATAAACAGGACGAACTTGAAGCTCACAATAAAAGGACCGTAGAAATTCAGAATGAGCTTGATGAAATTAAAGCTTTAACATAAAAAAACCCCCTAATTAAAGGGGGTAACGTTGGGTGAGAACGGCTGGTAATTATTACGATGCACTTTAGTGCAAAGAGATTAGTCACCTCCTTTTTCTTGGACATAATCCAATGGTTGAAAGAAACGACCAGATTCTTCAGATCCAAGCTGTGGTATATCTTCATCACCAATCATGTGCATTGGTGCATCAGGTAAGCACATCTCATTTTCACAATCTAAAGTTTGGCATACCTTGCAACGGTTTTCAGGTTCAAAATGATGGTTCATATATCACCTCGTTAAGTGGTGTCACCTGTAGGACTTGAACCCACATCACCCGTATTAGGGTTGCTCTGCCAGTTGAGCTAAGGCGGCTTAAACGTAAAATAGGTTAAAACAATTTTATTGTACTCTTAAGTTGTGATGGTATATAGTTAATTTTGAATTAATTCAAAAAGGAGTTGTTATGGCTGATTCTGTAACTAAATCTATTTCTGCTGAAAATACGTTTTCAGATCCTATTAGAGTCGATAAAGGTGAGTTTGATTTATCAATTTCTGGAACATTTGTCGCAACTGTAACTGTGCAAAGATGTCGCACTTCTGCTGGTACGTATTTGGACATTGAGGAACATACGGCGCCAGCTGAAAAATATGGTAAGTGTTCAGGGTCATGGTACTATCGTGCAGGTGTAAAAACTGGCGACTTTACATCAGGGTCAGTTGAGATTGATCTTTCAATATGAGCCGTTTAAGTAATGTGTTAAACGATGTTATATCTTCTGTATCTCAGGATGTTTTGCCTGTAGATGGGTTTCATCCATTAGATTTAGATCCATTCCAACTCATACATTCTTTTGACGAGTCTAGTATTACACAAGCAGGAGGTTTTGCCTCGCAAATAGACGACTTAACTGTAAACGGTAATCACTATGTCCAGGGTACGGGAGCTAACCAGCCAGCTGTTATTACAAACGCGGTTAACGGTAAGACAGTGTTGCGTAACGCTGGTGGTGACTATATGACGTGTAATAATTTGGGTATCAACGGTCTTACTGATGTTTCAATTTTAACTGTTTATAAAATTGATGCATCTACTTCTGGGTATGATGCTTTAATATCAATGGGTAGTGGTAGTGAGTGTAGGATTGAAGTTAATCCTACAACACCTACAGCCAGGGTGCAAAACGCAGGCATTGATTCTAATAATGAAACTTATTGGACCAATACTTTTGATGAGTATCAGACTTCTATAATTGCGACAAACGGTTCGCCAGATTTTAACAATAAAGGTTACCTGGAAGGTGTTGAAACAAGAAGTAGGTCTAACCTTGGTGCTTGGACAACAGGGGCCGGTGATTATGCAATTATGGCATGTAATGATGGAGCAAGAGGTCAGGTGGGTGATTTTGTAGCAAGGGCAGTATTTAAACGCAAGATAACGCTTGATGAAGTTACAAACCTTACAAATTATTATAACAGTATATTAGGTAAATAGTATGATTTTAGTATTTAAAACACTGCAACAGGCTGTTGATTGTGAGGCTCAGATATCTTCTATAGGTGCACAGCTATACGAGGCCAATGGTTACGATGTTGTAGATGGTGAGGTTGTTATTAAAGAGGGTAAGCAGCGTATCGAGAGATGGTCAGCTGTTAATTCAGCTCAAGATGGATCTGATAATTTTTGGATATCATCACCTAGCGAGCGTTATCCTGAGTATTTTGAACAGCTTGTATCTGGGTTTAATTTTGAAGAAATGCCTGCTCCATTGGTTGAGTGGGTGTCTGTATTGGATGGAGCATAGTTGGTAGTATGAGTATAAGTTCACGTAAACAAAGGTTTGAAATTGCAAAGAATCGTAAGGATTCTTGGAAGTCTACGTATAAGGATGCGATGCGATATGGTTCTCCTGAACGTGAACAGTTTGATGAATCTGGTACTGAAAAGGGGCAAGAAAAAACCAACCCTGATATTATATTTGACAGTACAGCTCAGACGTCTAAGGATGATTTGGCGTCTGCTCTTGAGGCTGCTCTTGTACCGGCATACATTAAATGGGTTGGTTTTGAGCCAGGAGTTGATATTCCAGAGGAAGCTCATAAGGAGGTTATGAAGCAACTTGATTCTATCAGGACAACAATGTTTAACTATATTCATGCTTCTAATTTTAATATCCAGGTTTCTGAAGCGTTTCAGGATGTTGTTGTTGGTACAGGTGCCCTTATTTTAAATGAAGGTAATGATGAAAATCCACTTGAGTTTTTATGCGTGCCTGTTAACCAGCTTTATTTGGAAGAAGGACCTAACGGTAAAGTTGAGACTGTTTTTAGAAAATACCGCATGCCTATCCGTAATATAACACCAACATGGCCAGATGCTGTTCTTGGTGCAGAACTTGAAAAGATGCTTTCTGAAAAACCTGAAACTGAAGTTGATATTCTTGAGTCAACAATCCATGATTACGATGAACAGACATATACATATACGGTTGATGTTCTTGGAAAATATAACGTTCTTGAAGAGGTTAACGAATCATCACCTTGGATTGTGTTTAGATTTTCTGTTTTGCCAGGCGAAGTTTGGGGTAGAGGTGCATTGTTGAGGGCTTTACCTGATGTTAAGACTCTTAATAAAACAAAGGAACTTCTGCTTAAATCTGCTGCTTTGAAAATGATACCTATGTTTGTTGTTTCTGATGACGGTGTTATTAACCCTCATAATATCAAGATTCAGCCAGGAGGTATTATACCTTCTGCTCCATTTGGTCCAGGTGGTAACCCAATTGATGCTCTTCCTGTTGGTGGTGATTTGAATCTTGGCCAGTTTATCATGAGCGATATGCGTGAAGATATTAAGAAGATTATGTATACAGACGATCTTCCTGATGTCTCTGGTTCTGTCAGGTCTCCAACAGAGCTTATTATGCGACAGGAGAAGCTTTCAGGAAGAATTGGTTCGTCATTTAATAGAATGCAGCATGAGCTCGTTGTTTCAGTTGTTAAAAGGTCTTTATTTATTTTAAACAAAAAAGGATTGTTGCCTGTTGACTTAACAGATGTTAAAGTAGGTGGAAAGGCAATATCAATTAGCATTGAATCGCCGTTGGCAAAGGCCCAAAAACAAGAGGAAATGGCTAATAACCGCAGGTTTGTTGAAGAAATACAGGCGTTGGTTGGTCCTCAACTTTTACCTTTATTTGTAAATGTTGATGGATATGCTGAAGTTTTGGGTAAGAATTTAGATGTTGACGAAAAATTAAAAGCTGATGATGAACAAAGGGAGCGGGCTATGCAGATTTTACAACAGTTGAATGCTGCACAGCAACCAGAAGGAGAATCTTCTCCTGGCGGTGATGTTCCTCCGGCACAATAGAGGGTTGTTATGAGTGAGAATACTGAAGGTTGGAATTGGTTTGAGCAAAATCAAGATATTCACAAAGGTGAGGTTAAAAACCTTGCAGAGCAGCAAAAGTATCTAGATCGTTTATTTTACGATGTTTTTTCTGGTGAAGATGGTGAGAAAGCTTTAGCTGTTATTGAATCTTTTACTGTTAACAGATCTACAATGACCCGTGGCGGTAATGACGGTCTTGCTATTGCTATGGGTATGTCTTTTAGAGAGGGTGAAAACAATTTGTTTCGCTATATTAAAAATCATATAAAAAATGGAGCTAAGTTAGATGAGCAATAAGAGTAAAAAAACTGCAAAAAATGCTGGTGAAGTAACTGAAAATTTGGAAGGCACTCAAAATGAAGCAGAAGGCACGCAAGAAATTGATACGCCGCAGGAAGCTGATTCACATGAACAGCAAGAGCAACAAACGGATTCATCAGCTGACACAGGAGCCTCAGAAGAAACAGAGGTTGAAAGTGTCGATGGTGCTGAAGAAGTTTCTGAGGATGTAGACTCTTCACCTGAGCCTGAGGATTTTGATAACATGCCTGAATGTGTATCTGATGACCAGCCAGATGTTAGCGAAAAAGAGAAAGCTTTGAAAGCATCTGAGGATGCTGCTGCTGAGAAGAAGCCAAAAGCTGAGAAGAAGCAAAAAGCTGAGAAGAAGCCAAAACTTACAAAATACCTTAAAGTTGATGTTAGTAGACTTTCTGCTACTGTTGGTAAAAAGTTCCCTGGTTTGAAGTTGGCTTGTGATGGTTCTCGCATTCTGATTGATCTTAGAGAGTTGAAAGTAAATACTCCAACAAAGTCAATTATTGATGCGATTAATTCAGAAATGCTTTCAAGTTATGAAACTGCATTTAAATCTTAAATAGGGGATTTTGTTTATGTCTGATTCTTTGATGAATGCAGCACCACCAGCTGAAGGCGCTACGCCACCAGCTGATGGTGCAAACCCACCAGCTGAAGGTGTTACACCACCAGTTGACGGTGCAAACCAGGGTGATGATGTTTTGGCTGGACACACTGTTAATGAAAATATAGGCGAATCACCAAAAGAAGGTGATGATGGTTTTGAAGGTTATATTGGCGGTAAGTACAAAACTGGTCAGGATCTTGAAGATGCTTACAAGTCTTTGCGTAAAGAGTTTGGTGATAGACCGCCTGCTAGTGAGTTGCCTGATAAGTACGAGATACAGCTTCCAGAAGATGATGTTTTCAGTGGTGTAGATGTTCCTGATGATGATCCTATGGTTGAATCTTTTAGGGAAGTAGCAAAGGGTATGGGGCTTTCTCAGGATCAGTTTAATACTTTGGTTGCTATGAAGATTAAAGGTGATTTGGATTCTATGCCAAACCCTGAAGAAGAAATGAAACTTCTTGGTCCTGGAGGACCTGAGCTTATTGCGGGGTTGAACAGCTTTTACAAGAGCAAGCTTTCTCCTGAGTCTTATCAACTTCTGCATGATTCTTCTTCAAGTGCTGCAATGGTTAAGTTGTTTGATGAGATTAGAAATATATCAACATCAACTCGCGTTCCTAAGAATCCTGGTGTACCTGAAACTATTGTTTCTCAGGCTGAGGCTGATAATCTTTTAGCTGAAGCTATTGCTGCTGAGAAGGCGTATGCGCCAGATGCCAAGGAAAAACGTGCCAAGGCAACTGCGGCATTCAAGAAAAGGTATCCTAAGTAAAACTGTGATTGATAGGTATCTTGTCAACAGGGGCGTTTGCCCCTGTTGACATTTGTATTTGTTGTCGTATATACTTTATTAAATTGTGCAGGCTACCCCGTTCTGGGCCCTTGTATGATTTATGGTAAGGAAGACCATGAAATTCTAGGAGTTGGCCCTGAAAAGCTACCCACCTCTGAACAAAAATTAAACACAAACAAATAAATAAATGAGGTGTGATATGACTATTTCATTATCAACTGCCGCAAAGAAGGAATTTGATTCTGAAGTTTTACAAGAATTTCAGGGTGCAGGTGTTATTCGTAATGCTGTTTCTTTGCGTACTAACGTGATGGCGAGTACATACCAGTTCAACGGACTTGGTAAAGGTACTGCTCAACAAAAGAATACCCATGAAGATGTTCCAGTTATGGATGCTGCGCACACACAAACACTAGCTACTCTTAGCCAGTGGTTTGCAGCTGACTACACTGATTTCTTCTCAAATGAAGAAGCTCCAATTGAAGAACGACAAGAGCTTGTTAAAACGATTACAAGTGCGCTTGGACGTCGTCTTGACCAGCTTGTTATTGATCAGATTAAGAATGCTACTATTTCTTATGCTGGTGCTTCAACTGTTGCTGTAAGTGTTGGTGGTGCTAACACAGGTTTGAATGTTGCTAAGCTACGTGCTGCAAGTAAGATTATGGACGCTAAAGGTGTTCCTATGAATGATCGTTACCTTGTTGCTCATTCTAACGGTAAGCATGACCTTCTTGCTGATAACGAAGCTACAAGTGCTGACTTTGTAAACATTAAAGCTCTTATCAATGGTGACATTGATGCTTTTTATGGCTTTAAGTTTGTATGGATTGATAATCGTGATGAAGAAGGCGGTATGCCGCTTGCTACTAATACACGTGAAA